AGAAATACTAAAAAGAATGAATTAGCCATAAAATAAAGCCCTAGGGAAAATTTCCCGGGGATTTTAAAATGCTTATTTGTGGCGGCTATGGACAGAGTACAGATCGCCGCCGAGCCTGTTAATATTTTAATAACACAGTTTTTCACAAATTGTCAAGAGAAATTTTTTTTAAATACCGCTTGACATTCAAAAGAAATTTATTTAAGCTGTTAAATAACGACGGTCGCGGGAACTCAGGAAGGGCAGGACTGACAGTATAGAAAAACCGTTAATTTAATAATTTGCCTAATAAGCCAGATCACGCCGGGAAAGCTCCTGGAAGGTCTGGCTTTTGCTATTTAAAACTGCTAAAATAAGCCGCCCTATATAATATATATTATAATATAATACCTGCCCTTCCTAGATTCCTAAGACCAGAGTTTATTAAAAGATATGCTATACAGTACCGTATAATAATATATAAGATATAACTATAAATAAAGATTGTAATATAATACCACAAATATTATTTATTAATTACTGACAAAATAAAGGGTTTTATTTTATGCAAAATTAAATTTGACAAGATATTAAAAACTGTGTTAAGGTATCAGCAACAAAGAAAACAGAATATTTTATTTTAAGTTTTAGAGAATGTACCCGAACACCCGGAAGTTTTCCGGGAATAAGCTTTACCCGGTGACATTCTCTTTTTTTATTTGAAAATTAACGTGTTAAAGTGAGGTGATAACATGAAAGATAATACAGTAAATGTACAAGACATAGAAGTCTATTTAGATAATATTAATATATACGCTGATGAATATATAAATACTGTATTATGTATATCACCAGATAACGAAAACTATAAGAAAGAAGTATCAGACAGCTTTGTAGATATGATTTTTTATATTGCAGATCATATACAAAAGCCAAGTAATGACAATATAGAGCTATTAGATAAAATGTTTAATACTTATGTGAGATTATGTAGTAAATATCATGTATTACCAACCCTAGAAGTATTTAGCTTTTTAGTTGGGATTAATCGTACAACGTTTACTGACTGGATGAATGGAGTATATAGAATAAACTCATCACATGGTGACACGGCTAAAAAATGGTTTGATATTTGCAAAAACTGTGCAATTAATAGACTACATAACCAAACCGGAACAAATGCGAATTTAATATTTGTTGCAAAAGCCGCCTATGGCATGGCAGAAACTGCACCAGTACAAGCCGCGCAGCAATACGGAGTACCCCAGCAGACAGCCCAGCAGATCGCGGAGAAGCACAAAGCAGCACTGGAGCTTCCAGAAATGGAAAAGCCGGAGCTATAACAGTAAAAATACTATATGTTGTGATTATGAGAAAAACGGGTTCTATATCTAGTAATACGCAACGTGCAAATAGGGTACACCCTAAAAAGACATTTTATAAAACACTGTTTTTTGTGCAATATTACAATAGATTTTGCATAGCATTCCCTTGATCACTGCCGAAGGCTTACGATAAACAGCGACCAGGCAAGGGCAGCGGTTCCCATGGGGCGGCGGGCTGACTTGCCAGCGTCCGTACTGGATGACCGGGGAGGGGGTATATATAAAACCCCAGTCAGCGGTAGTTACCACCGAAACCGCCCGAAAAAACAAAAAAGCTCTCCTTATATGGCAGTGATAGTGATTCGAACACGACAAGCAGTAAGCCTTAACTGTTTCTCTGCCATACTAAAAATAAGGCAATACCAAGAAAGGCGGGTACAACGAATGAATGATATGATGATTTTTAGCAATCCAGAATTTGGAAATGTAAGGACAGTAACGATAGATGGAAATCCTTGGTTCGTTGGAATTGATGTAGCCAAGGCTTTAGGATATGTAAAAGAGAGAAATGCTATTGCAAGCCACGTAGACAAGGAGGACGCCCTAAAATGTAGCCTCCCATCAAATAGTGGAGTGCAAGAAACGATTGTAATAAATGAGAGTGGTTTATTCTCACTTATTCTGTCAAGCAAACTTGAATCTGCGAAAAGGTTTAAACATTGGGTTACTGCGGAAGTCCTTCCTTCTATCAGAAGAACTGGAAAATACGAGATGGTTCAGAAACAGGATTCCTACCAAATTGAAGACCCGATAGAACGAGCTAAAAGATGGATTGAAGAGCAGAGAGAGAAACAGTTACTTGAACAGAAAGTACAGGAACAGAAGCCTAAAGCTGATTATTTCGACAGTCTGATAGATAATAGACTTCTTACAACTTTTCGAGATGCAGCAAAGGAATTTCACATTCCACCTAAAGCGTTTACTAAGTGGCTTACGGAAAACGGTTATATTTACCGTGATAGGCACAATATTATTAAACCCTATGAACCGTATAGGAAAGCTGGGCTTTTCCAGATGAAAGATTTCTCAACACCGTTTGGATATTCGAATGTTCAGACATATATCACTGTGAAAGGTAAAGAAACATTTAGACTTTTACTGCAAGGACAAGGATTGATTAGAAAGTAAAAAAAGAGAACCATTAAGGCTCTCTTTTCAGATCATTGCTATTAAATTTTACTATGATATCTGGAAATGCTTCAACAGAAATTTGACAACCAAGAAAGTCAAGGATGGCTATAAGATCATATGCAGAAAGCGTTTCTCTGGAAAACTTGTTAGCTAGTGCTTGTGGTGAAGTTCCTAGATGTTCAGCAACTTGAATATTTGTAATTTTTTTCATTTTCATTATTTGTTTAATTTTTTGAGATACCATATAAACACCTCCTACTTACATAATAAACGCAAATGTTATAAAAATCAATTAAAATTCACTTAAACGTGTAATTTGCTATTGAAAACACACACATTATAGTGTATAATTGTTTTATAAAGAAACAGGAGCGTGTATATATGAAAGTAGGATATGTAAGAGTTTCAACAGCAGATCAGAACGAAGCGAGACAAATTGAAGCAATGAAAACAGATGGTGTTGAAAAAATTTATATGGATAAAAAATCTGGGAAAGACTTTAATCGTCCAGAGTATCAGAAAATGATTGCTTCTCTTCATAAAGGTGACATTCTGATAATCCATTCGATTGATAGGCTTGGAAGAAACTACGAAGAGATTATTGCTGAATGGAGAAAAATTACAAAAGAGATTGAAGCAGATATCATTGTACAGGATATGCCGTTGCTTAATACTACGCAAAACAAAGATTTGACAGGAACACTGATCGCAGACATAGTTTTGCAGCTACTCTCATATGTAGCACAAAGAGAAAGAGAAAATATTCGGCAGCGTCAAAAAGAAGGTATTGCAATTGCAAAAGCCCAGGGCAAATATAAAGGTCGTTCCAAAAAAGAGATAAACAAAGACCTTTTTGAAGAAACCAAACGAAGTTGGCAAATGGGAGAAATAACAAAAGCACAATTTGCTGAGACTATAGGAGTTTCAAGAAGCACGCTATATAAACTTTTAGAGGGGGATAAAGATGATTGATTTTACAAACAAGTGTATTGTTACAGAAAATAACGTTGAATCAGAACAGCTGCTTAAAAAAGCAATAGCTCAAGGGTTCAACTTGCCAAAAGGCCAAAAAGCAATGGAATCGAATAGATATTTTCATTTTATTGGAAGCCCATATAAACATGTTGTGGCTTCTTGCGGAGTAAGTTTGAACGACCCCAACAAGGCGGTTAGATATTCGGAGTTGTTTGGTGATGAGCAAGAAGAGCTAAGAAAAATTGTTGATTCAGCTGCAAGATGGTGCCGGGCATATGGATATGAACATTTGAATGTATATGCAAACGAAGAGCTTGAAAGTTATACCGGAAAGGCAATCGCAAAGACAACAGACAATATCATACAGCGTGTTGATGTTGAAATAAAGAAACCACGCAAACTGACTGTTTCGGAGCTGGAAGCATACTTAGGATATCCAATTGAAATTGTAAGTTGAGGTAAATGCTTATGAAACCAAACCCACAATCCGAATCCATCCGCATCCGATTTTCCGAAAAACAGAAAAAAAGGCTCCTGGAAGAGAAGAACCGAACAGGCAGGAGCGTATCGGATATTGTGAGACAGGCAGTTGATGAATATTTCGGGAGGAAAAGACGTGCTTAAATTTTTCTCAAAAAATAAAAAAGGTGTTTCTGAAATCAGACATGATTATGAAAATGTCGGACAGGAATCCCCGGCAATTCGGAAACTGGTGAAGCCAATTCACGCAAATGCAATATTAGCTGATGGCAGATTGTATGATACTCAAACCGCCACATATGTTTGTGAATATGGGAATCTTTCTTTGTTTGTTACAAAGAATGGCAGATGGTTTGGCGCAAAATCAAAATATGAATTAGCTGGCTATAGTGCTGATAAAAACGGAGACAGAACCGCCGAGTACAGATTGACGTATTATGGTCTGGAATGTATTGATAAAATTTTTGTGATGCAACATCTGTGGTATTGCAGCCATAAGCTTTACAAGAAATATTTCGGGGAGGTAGAAGAGGGATGAAAGATTACAATACTCGCAACAACGAAGAAAATTTCCCAGATGGGACAGTTAAGGCGCAAGACGGGAAGTTCTTTTTAATGGTGAATGGAAAATGGGAACAGATTGTTGAGCCAGTTGGCGTTAATCTTCCCGAATTTCCCATTGATGTAGCCTCTATGCTTATCAATGCCACAGTAACTAACGAACTACCGACTGAGAAAATTCCACTGTCTCCATTATTGGAGCAGAAAACATGGGAAATTCCAAAATACAACATTCTACAGTTGGAAGAGATTGCGAAACACCTTCTTCTCTACTGTGAAACTAAAAGAAAGGGGTACGAAGATGCCTTTAGTGAAAATCACAAACCCCAACCCTTATGATTGGCTCGGCACAAAATATTTCATTGATGGAAATGAAGTTCCGAGAGTAAGATCAATAAATTTTCATACCGCAGTAGATGAAATTCCAGTATTTGATTTTGAAATGATGGCTGTTCCAGACATTGAAATGGAGTGCTTGGCACAAATTAGTGTCACTTCTCAATCAATTACTGATGCAATTTTAGTTTTAAGGCACGAACTGTTACAACATGGAGAAATTTACAATGGCTTCAAATCAAGCCTAAAATCAGCTTTAGAATCCTACAATTACTGTGGAATGCCATTTGAGCCAGAGGAAGAGATTGCAGAAAAAATTCTGGACTTCTTAATCGGGGAGGAAAAAGAAAATGAATGCACTTAATGTAATCGGAACAGCTGTAAATCTTGCATTTTTTGTTCTGGTTCTAGCCGGCACTTTAGCAATACTGAACGAAGAAGGAAAGACAAGTGTAATACAGATTTTATTCTGCATTTGTTTAGAAATATGTTTCGCACTTAATATTTTTTTAATCTGCACGAGGTGACAAATGTATTTACCGATTCCAATTGGAATTATCCCGATTGAGTTAATCGAGAGGGTTAAATTCATAAAAGCGCCGCTTCGACTTAATCCATGTAGGCTCGGGAAAGCCTATGAAAGTGATAAGTCGAGGCATCCAGAGTAGCGGAAACTCTTATTTTATATACTTGTTTAGCTTAATATCACGACTTCCCCGGTTTTAATGGTGCGCCGGGGTTGATGGGCTATCGCCAAACGGTTAAGGCACAGCACTTTGACTGCTGCATTTGCTGGTTCGAATCCAGTTAGCCCAGTTTGCGGTTTTGCTAACGCCGCAAGTTCATTTTATAACACTCTTTTCTGGAATCTAAAAGCGTTTCAGAAAACCTTTGTTGCGGCTGGCGGTCAAGAACTGCAACAGTGCCAGAAATAAATCTATGGCGGGCTTATTTCTGGTATCTCAGGAAGCTTAGTTCAGCGGTAAGAGCAACGGCCTCATAAGCCGTAAGTCCTGGGTTCGAATCCTAGAGCTTCCATTTCTTCTAAATGCCATTCATCCGTAATATGGGTGGAAAAAACTTCCAGTTGAGCGTGTGGATTGGGTAGATTTAGGTGCGATACGGCGTAGCCTAAATGGATCTGATTTCCCGGCTGGTATATCTCGGAGTTAAAAATATTAACGCAGCGCACGTTAATAAAAGGAGTTTTCAAGAGATGCCGTTCTAAGACGCATAAAAATATCCAGTGAATCTACAGCACTAAAACTTGTAGATAGTGGAAAGCATAACACGATAAACCTATTGCTAACCCGGTTTTTCCGGGTTCCGGCAGGATAGAGAAGTGGAATCTCGCAAGGCTCATATCCTTGAGAACGGCGGTTCGAATCCGTCTCCTGCAATTCCATCTACCAGGTGTAGATAGGATATCTTACTTTAGCATAGCTATTGTTAGTTCTTGCACATAAATGCGGATGCGTTTGTGTGCATTCGTGCAGGCATATAGACGCAACTCACTAGCGATCTTGTGCAAAAACTTTTTAGAGAGATAAGACCAATGCCCGTGAGGAGTGATAGTCGGGGATTCTAAAAAAATCATCTAGTTTAGCGTTTTATGATGAAAAAAGAAACATAGCTCAGTGGTAGAGCAATGATACTCAATATCATGTGACACAGGTTCGATTCCTGTTGTTTCTATCTGGCAATGGCAATTTGCCAGAAGTTGCATTTTCCCCCTAAAGTTCCAGTGTTTCTCGTTGGGAGATTTATGCCGTTCAAGTCGGCACACTGGATTTTTCTAAATCGAGGTAATTTATGAACGAAAAAAGTTGTAAGAATTGCAGAAGACATGATGACTTCACATGAGTTTGCTTCAATGGCGATAGTGAATATTGTGCAGACTTTACTGAGCCAGGGTGTTGTTGCGAGTTTTGGGCGGGAAAACAAGATGGAAAACAAGGAGACATAGTACCGATGAGCGAACTTTCTGACCTTATAAATAGAGGTGGTTTAATCGATGATTTTAAGATAGAAAAATCCCAAGATGAGCCACCTACACAACCAATAAAGTTAGCTGATTGGCTGATTGACAGAGGATTGCAAGATGGAATTCGTCTGTATGGGAAAAATGATCTTAGAAAAATTGCAAATTATTTATTAAATTACTGTGGTGATGAAAATGATTGAAGTAGGTGGAAAAGAAATAAAAGACGAATGCTCACACTGCGGAAATATTCTTGAATGTGAGTTGTTTCGCCAGGGACATGGAATAAAACAGGAACGTGAAAACATAGCAAAGATGATTGAATGCCAGATGAAGCATAGGGAGAAGAGGGAATTTGAATGCTAGATTTACTTGATAAACGCAATTGCCCTGTTTGCGGTGGAATATTGAAATGTGAAAATGCCGATTTCACGAACCCTTTTATAGAAAAAGGACTCTTTTTAAATGTGAAATGGCAATGCACCAATTGCGGCGCTGAATATACTGCAAAACTTGAATTAACCCCAAACGGATATGAGTTGCAAGACCGTGAAGCACATATTGATGTAGAGGATAATTTTTCAGCTGAAAAATTTATGCTTGGAAGAAACAATTTTCGAAGACAGAGGTGGTAAATATGAAATTTGAGGATATGGCAAACTGGACAGAAGAACAGTTGAAAAATGAAGTTGTTCGTTTGGCTGATGAATGCGAGAAAAAACAGCATATAATCCTGGACTATGAAGCTTTATCGGAGACAATTAACCAAAAGCTTCTTGAAAATGATAACTGGAAGATTCCGATTGATGGAATTGAAAATGTAGATACTGGTCATCCATCTATAGAATGGTATGAACAACGCCACCAGGATGACTGTATTAGAATCAACGAGTTAACTGTTACTGTTGACACATTGGTTGACCGATACGCTAATTTAAGGAAAAACAAAGGAATGTGCTGATATGGGCGAAAAGGAAGAATTAAAGCATTTCTTTACATGTAATGGTGAAGTGATTGAAGAAATACCAGAGATTTCAATTTCGGATGGTGCTTTTGTTATCGAAGGCGGTATTCTTCACAGAAATGAGGACGGTACACTTTGTAGCATAGGCAAGCCGTTAAGTATTGAACTTAAATGTAAATTAAGTGATGAACTATTTTGGACACTAGTTGCCCCAAATCGAATAAACCAGAACAATTTCCGTAAAATACATGGGATTCCGAAGCGGAGGAAAATTAATGGATCAAGAAAAAACAAAAGGTTGTCCAGAATGGAGAACACAAGTACAGCAGGCACCTGCCAAAGAAATTGTCGACTTTGCAAAAGTACATCCATGCGAGTATACGATAAAAAGCTTACACCAATATCCGTATTGGGGAAACCAAGACAATGGTTTTAATAGGAAGAAATTTAAGGAGATTTTTAATGAGCATTAAATCAGCATTAGAATCCGAAGGAATAGATTTTTCTGAATACATGAACCCACCCGAACCGTGGGATGGACAGGCATTATTGAGGAATATCAATGGAGTGAAATACGCCTGTTGCCCTTTTTGCCAAAAGAAAGCACTTCTGATTAGCCCAAACACGAAGATTCAGCATCTTAAATTGAAATGCAAGGGCAGCAACTGCAAGAAAGAGTTTGAGGTGAATGTATGATATGGAACGAAGAAATATCCTTTGATGGATTCCAAAATAAGATTGATGAGTGGTACAAGGATAAAGACTTTGAACTGTGCGACCCACCTGTCAGTGCTCAGTTTGCTTTAGACTTGATCTTCAAGACATTAGTAGATGATAGAGAAGATTATCCATATCTCACAACTATGTCAGAAAACGTAGAACAGACAAATAGCATTATGCTCGATTTAATTCTTCGTAAATACAGTCGTAAATACAGAAAATACTTGAAATCAAAAAGAAAGATGGTGAGCAAATGAAAAAGATACCAACATTATTTGAGCGAGAATTCAAAGACCACAAGGTTGTAAAGGTTCTTCCAAAAGTGCATCCAGGTATGGAATGGGTACTTGAAGGAGAAGGAATTGCAACAGTTAAATATGATGGTTCTTGCTGTGCAGTAATTGACGGAAAATATTATAAACGATACGACTGTAAGAAAGGTAAAATACCACCAGAGGGATTTATTCCTTGTTGTGAACCAGATTCCATTACAGGCCATTGGCCGGGATGGGTAAAGATTGATGAGAATAATCCGGCTGATAAGTGGTTTATTACGGCATATGAAATGACGGTAATGCTTGAAAACTATGGGATGAAATTATCAGATGGCACATATGAAGCAGTTGGTAGATGCTTTCAAAATAATCCATACAATTTCACATCCAATAAATTAATCAAGCATGGTAAAGAAATCGTTGAAGTCGAACGAACATTTGATGGAATCAAGAAATATCTTTCCGAACACGAGATAGAGGGATTAGTTTTCTGGAAGGACGGAAGTCCACAATGCAAAATCAAACGTTCAGATTTTGGCTTTGAATGGCCAGTCAAGAAAGCGTGACCAAATGAACAAAATCAGAAAAATATTTTGGATAATTGCGAATTTCATAATATTCAAATGGGTAGCAGATTATTTGATAGCCACAATTCAAATGATGATTGAAAATCATTGGGGATTTTCGGCAATACCATTATTAACAATGGCAGTATTCGCAGAATGGAAAGTAATTGAAAATATTTTTACGGAAATAAATAAGTAAACCAGTCAAGAGAGCCACACGAGAGCCAGACTAAATCCTAAAAAGAAAGGAGGTCTGGCTCTGTTTTTATGGGAAAAATTACAGAAGGCTCGCTTGAATGGTATCGGGCAGTGCTGAATCAAATTATCAGTAGTGATATGACAATCTATCAGAACCAAAAAGATTGCCTTGATTTGCTCTTAAATATGAATATTGACCTTCCTTTCAACAAGAACCAAGAAGCACGGAAAATGGCTATGAAAGTAAGTCAATACTCACATAACATAGCAGAGAAGTGTGCTGCATTAACTGGTAGTGGTGACTTTGACGATATCTACTGGCAGTATTTGCTGATGGAAGCGCCACATTTATTTGAAAGTTACTTGCTTTATATGGAGAAAAATAGACCGGACAGCAAGAAATTTTATATTCCACGAAAAAAAACACTACATGTAGTAGCCAAAGACCTACAAGATTTGGAAGAAAGAAAGATAGAGTTTTACGGCTTATCACTTCCGAGCCGTGTTGGAAAATCTACTATGTGTATTTTCTTTATGTCATGGATAATGGGAAAAAGACCGAATAGCCATAGTGCAATGGGCGGTCATTCTGGAAAACTGGCAAAAGGATTTTACGGAGAACTTCTTAATCTCATTAATACACAGGAATACAACTACAGTGAAATTTTTCCACAGTCGAAACTTCAAAAACAGAGTGCTGATGATTTTGAAATAAACCTGGACAAACCAGACCGATTTGCAACAATGACTTGCCGTGGTATTGAAGGTACTTGGACAGGTGCCGTTGATATTTCTTCTGATGGGTATTTGTACGTGGATGACCTTGTAAGAGATAGGCAACATTCATTAAGCCCTACCCGATTGGAAAATACATATCAAGAATATCTGAACAAGATGGTTGACCGTAAGATTGATGGTGCAAGAGAACTTATGGTTGGAACCAGATGGAATTTATATGACCCTCTTGGAAAAATCGAGAAGCTAAATCGGGATAATCCAATGTATCGGTTTAGAAAAATTCCAGCTTTGAATGATGATGGTGAATCCAATTTCGATTATGAGTATGGTGTTGGATTTTCAACAAAATATTATGTTGATATGAAAGCTAGGCTAGACGCTAACGAATGGGAAGCCAAATATCAGCAAAAGCCCTTCTTGCGTGAAGGAATTGTGTTTGCAGCTGATGAATTGAGATATTATAACGGCGTTCTACCAGAAGGTGGATTTGTTAAAAATGTTTCTGCTTGCGATGTTGCGTGGGGTGGTGGCGATAGCTTATCAATGCCAGTGGGTGCAGAATACGAAAATGGAGATGTATATATTTATGATTGGATTTTTAGCACAGCACCAAAAGAAGGAACATTGCCATTAGTTGTTGGAAGAATCATGGGAAATAATATTCAATCCATCAATTTTGAAGCAAATAATGGTGGAGATATGTATGCCTATTATGTAAATGAACGCTTGAAAGAACATAAATACGCTTGCAGCACGACAAGTACAAAAGCACCTTCAAAACAAGCAAAAAAAGAAAAAATAAATCAATATTCCGGGGATGTTAAGCAGAATTTCATATTTTTGGCTCCGAAATATCAAGACAAGCAGTATCAAAAGGCTATGGATGAATTAACGACCTTTGTATATATTGGCGATAATGAGCATGATGACGCCGCAGATGGAGTTACACAGCTTGCAATAACACTTGCTGGCAAAAGATTTGCAGAAGTAAAAGCAACCAAAAATTTTATGTGGGGAAGGAGATAGAATATGATGACTACAGCTCAATATTTACGACAGATTGAAAATTATGATAACAGAATCAAAAACAAGCTTATCGAAGAAGAACAGCTCAGTTCTCTTTCCACAAGTGTATCTGCAATTCCTGTTGGAGAAAAGGTACAAACTTCTGTAAAACGTGATCCGATGGGAGATATGGTTGCAAAGATATTTGATCTGCGAGAAGAGATTTCAGAAATGATATCTGAATTTTTACAAAAAAGACAAGAAATAGTCCGAACTATAGAACAGGTTGAAGACCCATTACTGTATGACATATTATTTAAGCACTATGTTGAGTACAAATCTTTGGTTCGCATTGCAGATGAGATGGGTTATTCAGAGATTCACATTAAAAAAAAGCATTTAAAAGCCATAGCAGAAATAAAAAAGATAAAAGGTTTCGAAAGATGATACCGAAGTATACTGAATGATACCGCCAATATGTGTAGAATATAAAGTAGAGCATTGGATTAAAATATCCAGTGCTTTTTATTTTGCAGAAAGGATGGTTCGGCTCGTGAGAAACACAATGAATTTTGTAGATTTATGCCGAGGTGAGTTCGGGCGAAAAGTAGCCTACACAGGCGTTGACCGAATCACTCCACAAAATGTAGTAAAAGTAGTATCAGATACAATTGGCATACATAATAGAAACCGAACATTAATTGATTACTTGTATCGGTACATGAAAGGCGATCAGCCGATATTATACCGAAACAAGATAGTCCGTCCAGAAGTTAATAACAGAGTGGTTGAAAATCACGCATTTGAAACTGTAAAATTTAAAGCTGGGCAGATTTGCGGGGAACCAATCCAATATGTATGCAAAAAGAAAAATGCAGACGAAAAAATAAATGAGCAAGTTGACCTTCTGAATGATTATCTGGATGAAGCCAATGCAGATGCAAGAAACATCCAGAGGGCAATATACCAAAGTGCAACAGGAACTTCTTACAAAGCTATCCTGAAAGAAGAGGACTGGACAGAAAACGGAGATTTACCGCCATTTAGAATCTTCATTCCATATCCAGGTGATTGTTACATTGTATACTCACAGAGAAATGGGAAACCAATGCTTTCCGTGCAGATTTTAAAAGATGAAGATGAACAGCAATATTATTTGTGCTATTCAAAGAACCAGTTTTTTGAAATCAAGAATGGAAAAGTAACTAACTACGGCATCAATGGTTTTGGCGGGATTCCTATTGTTGAATGTCCGAATAATCACGACAGACTTTCAGATGTTGAAATTGCAATCACCTTATTTGATGCAATTAACAAATATCAGTCTGATAGATTAAATGGCGTGGAACAGTTTGTGCAAGCCTTTATGAAATTTAAAAACTGCGAGGTAGACGAAAACGAGTTTTTGAAAATGGTAAAACTTGGTGCTATCTCTGTTAAAGATACTGGAAATGGCTGTCAGTCGGATGTTGAACTAATGACCGCTGAACTGAATCAATCAGAGAGCCAGGTTGCAAAGGATGATATCTACAATAATATGCTGATTGTGGAAGCAATGCCAAACCGCCAAAGCAATAGCGGAGGAGATACAGGAAATGCCGTATACCTTCGTAATGGATGGGATTTTGCAGAGAGAGATGCAAAATTGGTAGAAGCATTCACCAAGGAAGCTGAAAAGGAATCTGCCAGAATTATTCTGAATATTATCCGTGGCACATCAAATGATGTTAATATCTCAACACGAGATTTCGATGTGAAGATAACCAGAAACCCGACAGACAATATGCTTGTAAAAGCACAGGCACTTGATTATCTGTTTAAAAATAAAATTCATCCGCTTATTGCACTGATTACTTGTGGGCTATTTAGTGATCCACAGAAAGTTTATGAAATGAGCCTTCCTTATCTCGGAACAATTTATCCAGAACTGGCAGACCCGGAAGCGGAAATGCAGAAAGCACAGCAATTACTTGACGGAAAGTTTCAAAATCCGTCCAAAACAGAGCCAATGGAAAATTCTCCATCTAACGAAGAATGAACCAAATTTCGATTATTTAAGGAGTTTTAGAGAAATCTAAGGCTTCTTTTTTAATACCCAAAATCAAATAAATTGCAACAGCCCGTGAGCGTAAATCGGGTACAGACCATGTGCGGAGCGAACCGTGTTGAAAAAGCGTATTGGACTGGAAGAAAGGAGATTTCAATGACAAGAGAACAGGCAAAACAGGCACTTATCGGTATGGGAGTTGCAGAACCTTCCGAGGAACAGGTTTCTAAGCTTCTTGATTCTATTTCTGCTGAAACTAAGAAAGAGAAAGACAAAAATGTTTCTCTGAAGGAAAAAGCTGAAAAAGCAGATTCCCTGGAAAAAGAGTTGGAAGAGTTGAAAAAGCAGAACATGACCGAAGCAGAACGGCTAGAAGCTGAACGCAAGAAAGAAAAGGAAGCAGTGGATAAGGAGTTAGCTGATTTGAAAGCTGCGCTTGCAGAATCCAACAAAAAAGCCCTTACCAGTGAAATTACTTCTATGTTCGCAAATGCAGGACTTTCAACCGAAACATACGCGAGTGCTATTAAAGCATACGCATCTGCACCGTATGAGAAACCAGAAGATGCAATGAAAGAAGTCGAAACTTTTGTTAAGGGAGTTTCCGAAGCAAATAAAACAGCACTTGATACCGCAAAAGCAGCTTGGGAGAAAGAAGCATTGGAAAATACTCCTAATCCAGGAGGCGGTAGCGGTGGCAAACAGGAAAAAACTAGTAAAGCGTCTGAGTACGCTAAACAGTATTCGGCACGCATGAACCCAGATGCAAAACCGGCTGATGATAATGCACCAGCTAATTTCTAAGAAAAGGAGATTTTAAAACATGGCTTTCATGAAAATTAAGCAGTACGAATCTACCCCGAATATCCTTGAATCTGAGGTAGGACTTGTACTCAAAACTTACACAGCAGATCAGACAAATGCAGTTGCAGTTAATGACAGAAAAATTATTAAGGCAGGTTCCGTATACCCAACAAACGCAACCGGCGCAAAAGGTCTTGTGTTTGAAGATGTGGATATGACAGACGATGAGAAGCGTCCAATTTCCGTTATTGTTGCCGGACGTGTCCTAGAAGACCGACTTCCCGCAACTGTTGACACAACTGCAAAAACTGAATTACAGGCACTTGGAATTGTGTTTGTAGAAGAAACCGAAGTTGTATTTTAAGGAGGATAATAAGCAATGGCATACAATGTATTAGAAGCAATCAGCGAGGAAGAAAGACTTAATTTCTCCCAGAATTTCTCTGTTAAAAGACCTGGAATCCTTGATACCATTTTCCCGGATGTAAAAACAGATTACTGGAAGGCTGAATACTACAGACTTATGAGCGGACAGCGGCTTCCGGAAATCGCATTTGTACATGCCCTTGACACCGAAGCAGAAATCGGTTCCAGACCTGGTTTTGAAAAGGTGTTGACCGAGAAACTTCTCATTAAAAGGAAGCTCAATCAGTCCGAGAGCTTACAACAGGCTATCGAGAACGGTGTACCAGATAATGAGGAACTTACAGACTTTGTATTCGATGACGCGACAAACCTTTTTGAGGCCGTCCTTGCCAGAACCAAAGTTATGAAAGGCCAGGCACTGTCTACTGGAAAACTTGTTATCAAAGAAAACAAAGTGGACATGACTATTGATTTTGGAGTTCCGTCTGAATTAAAAATTACCATTACAGACTGGTCTAAACCAGATTCTGATATTATGGGTGATATTCAGAAAATGGTTCAGCTTGCAGAAGATGGCGGATATGTTGTCAATAAGGCAATTACCTCTCTTAAAATGATTAACAACATGAGAAACAACACCGGAATGCAGACCGCAGTTCTTGGAGCTGCAAATAAACGTCTTCTGACGAAACAGGAGCTTGCGAACCTTCTCATGCAGGAGTACGGAATTACAATTGATCGCTGTGACGAAAAGTTCCGTTACAGAAGCAAAGGCATTGTTAAAACAGGTAGATATTTCAAAGAAGATGTATTTACCCTGTATGAATCTAACCAGGATGGTTCTTTTGGTACTGGACTTTGGGGCGCAACACCAGAGGAAAAAGAGTACCGTCAGTTCATTCAGCAGCAAAACCGTTCCTTTATTACCATGTCCATGTGGGCTACGCCAGATCCAGTTGCAGTATGGACGAAAGCTTCTGGAATGTTCATCCCGGTTGTACCGAAAGCAAACGGCGGTATCGTGATCGGTACCAAGGCGGGGGAATAAACGGGCATAGTCTCGATGAAAGCAGCCAGTCACCATCTGTAGCAAGTGCTTACAATGAATCAATACATAAGTATACAGAAAGCGAGTTGTCTAATATGACTGTATCTCAGTTAAGACAACTCGCAAGTGATAACGGCTATGCCCTGACAGCAACTAATAAGGCTGGAATAATATCAGAGATTTTATCTCAGCAAAGGTAGGTGATTAAATGGACGAACAGCTTATAGAGGACTTGACAAATTATCTTGAAGATGATGAAGAAACTGCGAGGATGATTCCTCTTTCAGCAAAGAGGGCTATTCGTTCATTTAAGAAGAAAAGGAATTATCCTTCATCTTACAGTGATGAGAAAATAAATTCCGATATGGAAAACTGCTATGATTGCATTTTTGATTTGGCTCTTTTCTTTCTGGTGAAACAGGGAGCTGAATTTCAAGGATCACATTCCGAATCTTCTGTAAACAGAAATTGGACTTCTGAAACTGAAATATATGTAAATCATGGTGTTTTTCCATTTATCGGATTCTAAGATGGTGTGTGCGTGATACGTCAATCCTCCCACGTATCGCAGGGGTGCTTCAAATTAGGTGGGTAGAAGCAATATCTAAAAAATGGGAGTGATGGAAAGGAATAGCGATGGGATGTGAACACGAGTGTATCAACGAACACCGCTTGAAAGAATTGGAAAGTGCCGTCCATGAGATGAAAGAAAAGCATTCCAAAAGGGATGAAGGCTTTTTTAATCGTATCAATGCGCTGGAACAGAAAATTGCTTTATACAACAATGACCTGAGCCACATTAAAGATACAGTTGACGAAATGAACGACAATTTAAAAGCACTCATGGAAAAACCAGGAAAATTACAGGACAAAATTATTGCTTATGTTATAACTGGAATAATTGGTATTGTTTTAGGTTTTGCTCTTAAAGGCATTTTCCCGGTGTAATATTGATTCCACTAACAGGGAGGACGGTGGAATGGATAATTATAAAGACTTTTCGGAAGATGAAAGAATCTTCTATTTGCGTGAAGCTGGATTTGATTCCAGAGAAAAAGAGTTATTCCGATTGCGTGTTTACGAAGAAAAAACACTTGCAGAAGCTTCAGAAATCATGGGCTACAGCACAAGAACCGTAGACCGCATAAACAGAAAATTAAAGAAGAAAATTATGAAAGTCGCCCCGATGTATTGTCGGGGCTTTTCTTTGTATTCATAGAAAATGGCGTATTTATGGCGTTATCATGGCGTGTTAATCAACCTCTTATTATTGTAAAATATAGTTATAAAAACAAGGGAGGTTTGAGATATGCAGTATGGTAATCCGTATTTTGCGCAACCATTTCAACAAATACAGCCGTATCAAGATAGATTAGCACAATTGCAGAATAGTTATCAGCAGGCAATGCCATACGGACAGGCACAAATTCAACAACCAATGCCACAAGTGCCACAAATCCCCATGTTGCAAGGACAGATGGTTGATGGCATTGATACTGTAAAGGCAAAAGATGTAGATATGTCCGGTAATCCTGTTTATTATCCAAAAACAGATGGAACAGAAATATATAGAAAACAATTACAGGCAGATGGAAGAAGTAGAATTTTTGTTTATCGACTTATAAATCCGGAAGAACAACAGCAACCAAAGGCAGAAGAAAAACCGATTGACATAGAAGCTATGTTTAATCAGCTTCGGAACGATGTTTGTTCTGAGATTTCCGAAATAAAGAGTATGTTTCCGACACAAATGTCTGGAACATCGGAACCCAAGCAGAATGGAGGTAAACAGAGATGATGAATCCAATGCAACTTATGCAGATGATACGTGGTGGAGGAAATCCTCAAAAAGCCATAATCAATATGATGAAACAGCAATCTGGAAATAATCCTGTAATTGACAATGCAATTAACATGATGGAAAAAGGTGATAATGCAGGAATTGAAAAACTTGCAAGAAATCTTTGTAAAGAAAGAAATATTAATCCAGACGATATACTGTCGCAGGTTAAGAACCAGTTTGGGATAAAATAAATTCGCTACAATAATTAAAAGAGCCGCGGTCTTTTGATTTTGTATAAATTACAAAAATCAATAAGGAGGTAATCGCTATGATGAATGGTGGATTATCAGCAAGCGATGTCGCTGTATTAAGCGGCTCTAATAACCGTGCCGATGAAGGCTATGGCTTTGGCGGTGGCTGGGCATGGTGGATTATAATATTGCTTATCTTTGGCTGGGGCGGTTTCGGCGGCTTTGGCGGCTGGGGTGGCAATGGTGGAAACGGTACAAATGGTGCAGGTTTCCAAGGATGGGCTACCCGCTCAGATATTAATGAGGAATTCGCCCTTAATGATATTCAGAATGGTATCAGAGGCATTCAGCAGGGTATCTGTGACAGCACATATTCTCTTAATAATACCATGCAGAGTGGCTTTAATGGTATGAATGTCGGAATGCTTCAAGGCTTCAACGGCGTTCAGCAGGCAATCAATGCTGATACTGTAGCCGGTATGCAGAATACCAATGCATTACAGTCTCAGTTAGCAAACTGTTGCTGCGAAACAAGAGAAGCCATCCAGGGTATCAACTACAACCTTGCTACCAACACTTGTGCTCTCCAGAACACAATGAACAACAACACAAGAGATCTTCTGGAAAACCAGAACAGCAACACAAGAGCAATCCTTGACTTCCTGACTAACGATAAGATTGCAACATTACAGGCAGAGAACTCTGATCTGAAACGTGCTGCATCCCAGGATCGCCAGTCTGCATTGCTTACAACAGAGATGTATGCACAGGCTCAGAGATTAATCAATGCAATCAACCCGGCTCCGATTCCTGCATTCCAGGTTCCAGCTCCATATGCATACGCAGGATGTAATACATATGGTAACGGTTGTTGCTAAGTAACTCGCCCTTAGAGGTTGACTAATTCTAAGAGGTGGGTTACGGCTCACCTCTTATTTTGATTGAGAGGTAGAAATATGAGTTGTAAAAATGTTTGTAAGCTCTGCAACCGTCTTGTAATAAGCCAAGCTGTTGCGTTTACAGGAGGTAATCTTGTAATCACACTCCCAGCAGGCAGTTACAACAATGGAGAGAAATATTGTATTGTTGTTGCACAAAGTATACCAGAAGCCACTACAATTACTGCTCCGGTAATGATTCAGATAGGAACAGGAACAACTTTGTATCCGCTAGAAAATCGTTGCTGTGCACAGATTACGGCTTGTGGGATAAGAACCAGAACGAAATACGCAACCAGAGTAGCTACAAGTGCAACTGGCGGAGTATTCAAGATGTTAGGAAATCCGGCTTGTAGTCCGAGCAACAATTTGAAAGCAATTAATGGTACAGCCCCAACGACAGAAGCACCTGTTACGCAGGCTGTTAGAAAGGGGGCACTGTAATGCATAAAGTTGCAATGGAAATGGGAAAATGGGCTATGGAAAAAGCCAAGGCACATGGCTTCGACAATCTCAGTGCTCAAGATTGGGATGATTTGAAAGACTGCATGGAAGCAGTAAAATGTGCGATTTGCGCTGATAAAGATTATCGTATTGTGGAAGCTATGGACGAATGCGAACAGGAAGAAAAGTATCTTGGACGCATGGGCTATGACCGTTACCGCTATTCAAATGGGCGTTTCGCTCCAAAAGGTAGGGGAACCAGAAAAGGCTATAGACCGTATCTGTATATGCAGGATGATGACTGGATGGATGAATATTTAAACAATCCAGAATTTGAGCGCAATATGTACCGCATGGGATATCATCCAGATCGTAGTGATATGGAAAATGATGGTATGAATATGAATCGGAAGAAATCCAGATATGGCGAATCCTATGATAGATACGATGAGAATCGTAGGCATTATCATGATTCCAAAGACACGGAATCCAAAAGAAAAATGGATGATTCCATGAAGGAGTACACATCTGACATTATCCGTAATCTTACTGAGATGTGGTCGGATGCAGATTCAACGCTCAGACAGCAGATGAAAACTGACCTGAGCCGTTTGGTTCAGCAGATGACATGATTACAATATTGATTAAGCCCTTGTTGCAGTAGTGCGGCAGGGGCTTTTTTCGTAGAAAGGATGGTGAGAAACCATGCTGAAACAATTCTATATGAATGGTGACATATGGAGAGTGCAGTTTGTATCTCCACACGATAACGTATTAATTGACCGCACTGGAAATAGAACACTTGCTGTATCTGATTATTCTACTGGTGTTATTTCGATTGCGAACAACCTGCATGGCGAACTTCTAAATCGTGTATTCATCCATGAATTAGGGCATTGCGTGATGTTCAGCTACGGTTTACTGCCAGAGCTTCACCGTATGGTTAAGAAAAGATATTGGGTGGATGCAGAGGAATTTGTATGCAATATTCTAGCAGACTACAGCCATTTCGTGATTGGCACAGCCAGAGATATTTTGGGAAACCAATTCACATATGTAGCCCCTGTTGGAGCAGAAAGGATGATTGCATGAGAGTATTAAGATTTATTGTAAACAATCAAATAATTTATCCAGATCCTAAGTGTGATTTCTCTGGACTGGTAAAGGGCACGACTGGATATATTAAAGCATTGTTTATCTTTTCACCAGAGTGGAACGGATGTAAAACAGCTGCTTCATTTTGGAGAATGGAAAGAGAATACCCAGTAATACTGAAAAACAATCAATGTGAAATTCCGCCAGAAGCCCTTACTTGGGATTATTTTTCTGTATCTGTCACCGGAGTGAAAGATAACGGAAAATACATTATAACTACTGGTAAAACCAAAGTATCACAGAGGGGGTAGAACATGGCAACAGCACTTGATTTACTTATGAGCGCAAAAGAAGATGTTAATTTGATTTCTGAAGAATCCGATATATGCACGATTGATGCTAAGACAAGGATTATTTTCGTGCCCTCTACAATCGTAGTTGGTGGGGTGCAATCTGACAAGAATGCAGAACGTATTAAATTTTCATGTCCAAAAATTGTAGGAGATAATCTTGATTTATCCAAATTTTCAGTCAGAATTAACTTCGAAAACGTAAGCAGTGTGGATTTTAATGTTTCTATCAAAGACCAATACATTTGCGATGATGTAGCTGTAGATGGCGAAAATGTAACTTTTTCTTGGCTTATTGGAAGAAATGCAGCAAGGTATATGGGAACGGTACGTTTTATTGTTTGCGCTGTTAAAACGGATTCCGATTCAAATATTAGTGTTGAATGGAATACCGCAATAGCGGAAGTACCAGTGCTAGAGGGTATCGAGATTGATCAACCACAGATAGGACAGGAAGAAAAAGATGTTATAAATCAGCTTTTGGAGCTTACTAAAAACGCATCTGCGGAAGCTGTTCAAAATGTAAATTCCGCAAAAGAACAAGCTATTAAGGACATCCAGAGTGTATCACAGCCAGACACTACATTGACTATAGAAGGTGGGCTTGCAGAAGCAAAAGCAACGGGAGAAGCTATTGGTTCGCTAAAGGGAGATTTGAGTAGCTATTATCCAAAGAAACAAGGCGCGTTCAAATGCATAAATATGGTTTCAAATTTGCCTGATGAAGTAATTATGCCATCTGGAATTGAAAAAAATATTTTGGATGGTGTATGTGCTATCAATGGTACATCTACAATTGATTATCCAAATCTCATTATCAAAAAATCTATATTAGCAAACCATGTATATTTGTTCTCTGTAAAGATGAAAGAGAATGAAAATACCGTTCAAACATGTTCTCTTATAACAAGAATTGGAACGAAACCTATTACACGAAACACATTAGGTGAATATCCCACACAGCTTTTTGAGAATAAAAACTATCCTGGGTACACTACTTTTTGTGCACTCTTCTCACACAATTCAGATGCGGATGTCGATTTCTCAATTTCGTTTGCTCTTACAAAAACTAGCAAAAAAGTAGCTATTTCTGCAAAGGATATCATCATTACGGATGTAACAGGATTGTCAGATACACAAATAATAGAAATTGTAGAAGCTGGAATGAAAGATGATGTGTATTATAATCCCGGTAAAAATGTTGCAGATGCTTTGTCTAATCAAGCAAAGGAAGATATCACAGTTGAAACAATAAAGAGAATGTATCCAAATCCAAACGGATATTGGCATGGAAAGAAATGCTTGGTTATTGGAGATAGCACATCTGCCACTGAACAATGGCAAAAAAAACTTTCCGAAAATCTCGGTATGAGTGTAACAACTCACGCAAAAGGTGGAATTGGATTTTTGCAGATGGTGGTTGGTAGTCTTGGGTACGAAGGCAATTATGATAACGAAACAGGAAACACTGGCGTTTTACAACCATTAAAAGCAATTGATGTGTATGACAAAGATTTAATCATTATTTTTGGCGGATTTAACAACAGGGGTACTAAACTCGGTGAAATCACTGATTTATACAAAACTGATGGAACAGGACAAAATACCGTGACTGGACAACTGCAATTCGTGCTTAATTGGATATATGATTTACTGAAAGGAAATGAATCTTATGCTCAAAATTTAAAGTGTAAAATCGTCCTTGTAACACCGTATTGCTGCGGAAAATACAGTTATGCCGACTATGACGGTTATGGTGGTGACAGTTGGGCGGGTTATACATTGCGTGAAATGTGCGACAGAATTGTTGAAATTGCTGCGTTAAACAACTGTTCTAGTTATAATGCGTGGGAAAACAGTGGAATTGGTCGTCATACATGGACAATTTATTCCGCATCTCCTACCGCAACGAAAGAAGCGGGAAGTGATGCTGCACCGTATCCTACAAATGCAGACCAACTACACCTCAACAATTCCATAGGATATCCACATTTAGGGGATTGTATTTCTGCTTTTGTGAACGGAATTGTTTAATTAACTCAAGGTGGCTTTAGTTAAGCAACCAAATTGAAGAAAGAGAGGAAATATGAGAGGATTAGTCCGTCAAAAGCAAAAAGTATATTGGTCACGAATTACTGAAAAAACACAAGGATTAGACCGTATTAAAGTTTATGAGAAACCAGTTCTATACTCTTTTTCTGTATCATCTACAGCCGGAACACCAGAAGAAATTGCAGCTGGAATAGTGCCAGATTATGACAGATACATTACAAGCTTTAATCGAAATTTCCATCCACAGGAAGCAGATATATTTTGGATAGACAGAATCCCACAAATAAGCGAGGATGGAAGCCTTATTTTGGATGAAAATGGAGAACCTACAGTATTGCCAGACTACACACTAAAGAAGATTTTAGACACACAAAAAGGCAATATTGCCAGATATGGAATTTCTAAGAAGGGAAACGAAGATGGGTAAGACAATAAAGTGTACCTTATCACAGAAATCAATCCAAAAAGCTATTGATGAAATAAAAAATTATCAAAAATCTTTAAGGAGCAAAAATGAAATTTTCATAAAAAGATTATGTGAATTAGGGATTCCAGTTATTGACCAAAATATTTTGGCAGCACAAGGCGATTCCGATAAGAACCACAATACTTATATCAAAATTAACAGTTTTGGTGATTATGCAGAAGCTCATTTAATATGTGAAGGAATAGACATTTTGTTTATAGAGTTCGGTGCAGGTATTCACTACAATGGTGCAGCCGGTTCTAGTCCGCATCCAAAAGGAGAAGAATTTGGTTATACAATCGGTTCTTACGGACAAGGAAAAGGAAAAAACGATTCCTGGGTATATGTTTCTGATTCAGGCGAATGGGTACGTTCTTACGGTACAGAAGCTACAATGCCAATGTATAAAGCAAGTGTAGAAATCATTCAGAATATCCGCAAAATTGCCAAAGAGGTATTCTCTTCCTAAAGAAGATACCATAATATACTGAATGATACCAACCAATTATGTTATCATTACAGTGTTAAATTGTAGCATAAAATGCAATGCGTTCACTATAAAGGTGGGCGCATTTTTTATTGTGAGGTGACAGATATGCCAGACACAATAGAATCCCCTGTATTGGAAGTTTTTTCAAGGTGGGGAGCGGCTGTTTCTAAGATTACCGGTGCAGACAATTATTCCATGGATGGGAGCGAGACAAATGCTTCTGGCAAAAAAGCATATGCACAGCTTTATATGCTTGGAAATCCAATTACAAGAGGTGACCTAGAAGGGGATGAATGCGCAACAATTCCGTCATTCCAAGTAAATTGCTTCACATCTGGGAGCAAAGCATTAACCAGAGTGTATGAACTGGACAAGATAAGTCACAAAACTATGGTAAGCATGGGGTTCCGTCGTACATACGGACCGGAACCTATGTTTTTTGGTGACAGTGGAATCAAAAAGCTTGTAAGCCGATACAGCCGAATATATACAGGAAAATTACTTTAAACCAAATGAACGCATAGACGTTCTTTTTTTATGCCTAAAACGAAAGCGAGGTGAGATTATGGATCAGATTTTAAGCTATGTAAAGCCGGAATTACTTGTTGTCGTTGTAGTTCTTTATTTCATCGGGGCAATGATTAAAAAATCAGAGAATATTTCTGACAAATTTATTCCGATGATCTTAGGGATTCTCGGCGTGTTAATTTGCGGCCTTTATGTTTTTGCAACATCTACAGTTTCCGGTTCACAGGAAGTTGCAATGGCATTGTTTACCGCAATTACACAAGGCATTATCGTTGCCGGATTAAGTAATTATGTAAATCAACTTATCAAGCAAGCAGGAAAAGAAGAGTAGAAAGGCGGTGATCCGTCATCTCCCAGCACAGGGTTACGTGCAAGAGAGTTATAAAAACGTTTTATATTCTTTCAATAAGAAAAGGAGATATAGTAATGGCAGAAAAAGGTAATATTGCTGGTGTATCTACAGTTGGTTCTCTTACTGGATATGCCGTTGAAACAGTGGCTGGCACTAAACCAGAAAAATTTATAATGCTTCATAGAATTAATGCTTCTGATGAAATCACCATTGATGTAGAAACAATTGACGCTTCTGCTTTGGAAGACGAGATTGAAAGAACAATTGCTGGACGTGGTTCTACAGGCGGAACTTTCAATGTAACAGTAAATATTACTGACGAAACAATTGGCGAATGGGAAAAACTTATTGCTGCATACAAAACAGGCAAAGCTTCTGGCTTATCAATGTGGTATGAAGAATACTTCCCGTCTCTTCAAAAGGCATTTTTTACTAAAATTGAGCCACCGACAAAAATTCCGAAACCAGCCAGAGACCAGAATGGACTTCTTACAGTTTCCATGTCTCTGACTATCAATGATTATGTTGGTGCTGACACCGCAATCAAACCAACAGAGGAAGAGTAATTATTACTGGGAGGATAGGATATGTACAAGATAATAACTATTAGCGGGAACGATTATAAACTGGAATATACAATTGAGGCTTCTTTATATGCAGATTGTGTTAAGGAGATAGCTGGATTGTTTTCCTCACTTGCTTTAGCTTCTGACGAAAAGGATGTTTCTAAAATAATTTCCAGCGTTGCAAACATTCCGCAGACTACGCTTATAGTATTTTATGCTGGGCTTATGGAACACCACGGAGATCACCCAGATGGAGACGGAAAAGTGCCGAATATTGCAACTGCAAAAAGGCTTCTTGCAAGCTATATTCGAGAACATTCTGAGGATGAATTTGGGAATTTTTACGGTGTTCTTGAACTTTGCATTGAACAAATGGAGGAAGACGATTTTTTCAATCTGACCGGAATCGGGACGTTTCTGGAGGATGCGTTCAAGACTTCCAAGAAGAAACCAGTGACTCAACAGAAAAAAACTACAGAGAAGTAATTTGGGATGAACTTTATCCAGAAGCGGTAAAAATTGGCATGAGCAAACATGACTTTCTTCATTGCACCATTAAAGAATTTCAACTTCGTTTAAAAGCTTGGAGAAAGCAAAAAGAAGATGAAATCAACCAGAACGGCAAATTTATTGAGTATCAAGCTTGGATTTTTGGTGCGTATGTGCAAATAGCTGTAGCCAGTGTGATTTCTAATAAAGTTTCATACCCCCAAAAGCCATTCGGAAGTGATGATAAAAAAGAGCTTCTTCCGCAAAAGATTTACGATAAAAAAACGGAAGAAGAATTGCAACAAGAAGAAAGATACTTTGAACTTCTTGTGAAACAAGCAAATGCGAAACTTGATGAAATAGGTAACGAAAAGGGCAGGCAGGATGAATAGTCTTGTCTGCCCTTTATTTTTTTATATAAAAAGGAGGGACATATATAATGGCGGATAACACCATTGATACCCTTGATTTGCAAGTTAGTAGCAGCACGGCAAAGGCCGTTCGAGCACTGGATAATTTATCAAGAAAACTTTTAAGCGTAAACAGTTCATTTAAAAACCTAAATACTGGTGGTTTACGTAATTATTCCAGAGATATAGGAAGGGTATCTGCCTCCATAAAAACATTGAACGGAGCCAGAGTCTCTTTACCTAATCTTGGCGGACTTACAAAGCAACTCAACAGCATATCACATGTGAACTTTTCGGCACTGGACGGAAGCGGGGAAAGCCTTAAAGACCTAGCTTCCGGTTTATCATCTATTAGTGGACTCCAAAATATTTCTGTACCCAAAATAGATATCAAAAACATTAATTCTGTTACAAAAGCTATTGAGAAACTTGGAAAGGTAGATTCTTCCAATGCACAGCAAACGATTAGCAGTATACAGAAAGTGGCGCATTCAATGTCAGTCCTTAATACTGTTGATTTTAGCGGCTCAAAAGTAATCCAGGGAATTAATGCAGTTAAGAGACTGATGGAAGTTAAAACAGATAATTTTGATACTTCCGCATTGGATAAAATCGCCAATTCCATGAAGGGGTTTTCTTCATTACCAGATGTATCTTCTGGAACAAATCGCTTTGTTTCTTCTTTACAGAAACTTGTAAATGCTGGTGATAAGGCAAAACAGGTAGAAGTTGCACTTCCTGGGCTTGGAAAACAATTAAAATCTGTGATAAAAACGCTGTCCAGAGTGGGGGATGTTTCCGAACCAACTAACTTATTTGTACAGTCAATCGGAAGATTAGCAAGTGCCGGAAACAAAACAAGTCAGACAGCAGGACAGTTACAGACTTTAGCACAAGAAACAAAGAAATTTTTCAAAGTGATGGAAAACGCTCCAAAAATCAGCGAGAACACTATCCGCATGACAGAAGCGTTAGCACAGCTGGCAAGTGCTGGCGGTAAGGTAAATACTGCAACCAATTCCATATCCAGTGCATTTTCTAAGTTATCATCTGGCACATTAAGCCTTGGGAACCTTGTAATCAAAACTGCTTCAAAGATTGGCAGTGGTATAAAAACTATTATTGGATGGTTTCAACGCCTTGGAAACGGTAGCTCTGGAATTAAAACTGCTTCTTTTAATCTCGGAAATTTGCTTAAAACTGCTATCGGTTTTAAGGCTATTCGTGGTCTGGCAAATTTAGGGAAAAGTGCAATTGGTTTTGGCTCTGCTATTACAGAAATCGAAAATGTTGTAGATGTTTCCTTTGGAAGCATGGCAGATGAAGCCTACAAATTTGCTTCTACGGCCAAAGAACAATTTGGATTATCCGAATTGGCAGCAAAGCAATATTCTGGAACCATGATGGCCATGATGAAATCATCTGGTGTCGCACAAGACGCAGCTTCTAAAATGTCAATTTCTCTTGCTGGATTAGCTGGAGATATTGCATCATTTTACAATATTGATACCGATACTGCTTTTCAGAAAATACGTTCTGGAATTTCCGGGGAAATTGAGCCTTTAAGACAATTGGGCATTAATTTATCCGTTGCAAATATGGAGGCTTATGCCCTTTCAAGGGGAATTACAACATCTTATAATGCAATGTCCCAAGCTGAAAAAGTTGCTCTTCGATACAACTATTTAATGTCAGTTACAGGAGATGTGCAAGGGGATTTCGCCAGGACAAGCGGCACCTGGGCGAACCAGGTTCGTTTACTTACCTTGAACTTCCAGTCACTTTCCGCAGTGATCGGGCAAGGTTTAATCGCTGGTATTCTTCCTGCTATTCAAGCTCTCAATGCGCTTATGTCAAAACTTATGCAGGCTGCGAATGCGTTCCGCAACTTTATGTATGTATTGATGGGAAAGAAGCTGAAAGGCTCACAGAGTGGAGTTAGTGATATCGTATCTAATTTAGGCGGTATAGAAACAGCTGGCGACGATGCTTCCTCCGGGCTTGATGACGCTACATCATCTGCCAAGAAATTAAAAAAGGCACTTTCTGTATTGCCATTCGACCAATTAAATCAGCTTACAGATAATTCCGATAATTCTGGAACTGCATCTAAAAGTCTTGGTTCTGGGCTTGGAAATTTGGCAGATAGTTTTGCTGGAATACAAGATTCACTGGATGAAGTTTTGACTGTTGACGAAACACCAATTAATAAATGGGCTGCTAAAATTAGAAAGGCATTTATCAATAAAGACTGGAAGGGACTAGGCTTTACTATTGCAGATATGATAAATGTTGGAATGCAAAAAATATACGAAGTTATTAATTGGAATAATGTTGGCCCGAAAATAACCGAATTTGTAAATTCATTTACCACGGCATTCGATTCCATGGTTAGCGGTATAGATTTTGACTTAATGGGAAGATTTCTTGGAACTGGAATTAACACGGCTGTAAATACTCTAAACCTGTTGCTTGGAGATGGAGGAATAGATTTTTCTGGAATAGGGGCAAAACTGTCTCAACTTTTAAAAGGCGCTATAAAGGAAATTGACTGGACAGGTCTTGGAAACTTAATTGGGAACAGTTTTATGGCATCTTGGAAAATGCTTTCTGGCTTTGTAAAGGATATGTCTAAAAAAGATGGTGCTGGAATTACTGGATGGGGTAAGCTTGGCACTGCTATTGGAAAAGCCTTAAATGGTGCAATCAAAAAGATAGACATGAACACAATTGCAGATGCGCTTTCTGGTTTACTGAACGGAGCGTTTGAAAGCTTAAAGGCATTTACAGAAACATTTAATTGGGATGATCTCGCAACCAAGATAAGAGATGGAATCGCTAAATTCATCAAAGAAACAAACTGGAAAGAAAATGGACAGGCTCTTGGAGATTTTATATCTCACCTGTGTACCGCATTAAAAGATTCTCTCACTACAGACACTTTCTATGAGTTCGGACAAGGAGTTGGAACATTCCTTGGTGAATTGCCATGGGGTGAAATCCTTAGTACCGCAGCTGATCTGCTATTAACTGGCCTTACCAGTGCATTAAACGGATTGTTTGATGGATTAGAGGAAAAACACCCGATAGCCGGACATATTGCAGAATGGCTTACAAAAGCGTTTATTGCAGTAAAAATAGCAAATATTACAGGGATTGGAACTCTTGTAGGTTCACTTGTGGGACATATCGCAAGTAAAATAGCTGAAAAGAAAAACGCTGAAATGATTGCTGAAAAGTTAGCAGATGTACTTGGAGATGGCACAAGTGGAGCAAAAGAAGCAATAAAAGATTTGGGGGATGCGGCAGGTTCTTCAAGCAGTAAATTTGGCTCTCTTGCTAAAGCACTTGGCCCTCTTGTTGGTGAAGCTGGACTTATCGTGGCAGTAGGAGCAGCTGCGACAGTAGCAACCTCTCAATTGGCTGGTCTTGTTGAAACCATGCAAGGCGGTAATGGTGTTGGAACCACATTCGGCAATACCATGAATAACTTCATTCAAACTTTACAGAGAAGAGGTGATATTCTTTCTGGGTCGGCAGAGGAAATTTGGCAGTTAAAAGAAAGCCTAGAGCAAGAAGGGATGACCGCCGAGGATAAGGCAAAAGCAACGCAACAATTGATTGATAAATTGGGAGAAATGGGGGTTACATCCGACCAGGCAGAGCAAGCATTTTCTCAATTAAACCAGAAAGGTCTTATTACGGACGACATGTTTAAGATATTGTCCGATTCCATTAAAACATTGGATGATAAAACAACAAATATGGCTGGCAGTATTGACCTTAGTAAACAGTCTATTGATGATTTGTATGACACCGTTCTTCCACAATTGCAAACACAGTTAGGACTTAGCGCTGATGAAATGGTTTCTCTTGATACAGCATTAATGGAAGCTGAAAATTCTGGTGGCACTGCACAGGATGCATTTGATAATATCATGGCACGCGCCAAGGAACTCGGAATCAATACAGAATCTGTAGCCAAGATTTTTGCACAAGTATTCCCAGATGCCGTGAAAGAGATGGAAGCCAAGACGAAAACCTCTATCAGCAGCGCAAATACTTTTGTAAAAACTGGAATGGGAAGCATATCCAAAGCTACAGGAACTGCAATGTCTGGAATTCAAACAGCAACCGAGAAAGCTATGTCTGCTGCACAGACAAAAGTAAAAACTGCCACTGACAATATTAGTTCTGATTCCGAAACAAACTGGGGAAATTCCGCAAGCGCTGTATCGACAGCGCTCGGAACCATGGACACCGATACCAAAGATGTAATGGGTAAGGTTATGACCACCATCCAAAGTTATTGGTCTTCTGTTCTTATCAATACAAACCAGATTTGGGAAAAGGCTTCTGGCAAGGTTGATAAAGAAACTCAAAAAATGAAAACTTATACAGAAACCAATTTGTCTGGGATTTCCAGTAAGATTGAAAGTTTATTTAAAATAGATTTAAAATCGGCAGGAATGAAAACCGCACAATCCTTTGCAGATGGAATGAAATTAGTAGGAATGCCAAAGCTTACTTATCGCATTTCAGAATGGAGAAAACATAATCTTGGAAACGGAAAGACAAGCTCAACCCCTGTTTATAGTCCTGATTGGGTTTATCCTAATTGGTACGCCAAAGGTGGCCTTTTCAATGGCGCACAGGTAATTGGTATCGGTGAAGCCGGTTCCGAAGCCGTTCTTCCTCTGGAAAATCCACGAACCATGAAGAAGATTGCAGACAGCATTGTTTCCAGTTCGGACGGAAGCATGGGACTTACAAAAGAAGAAATGACAAAAGCAGTAGCCCAGGGAGTCGCAATGGCAATGAGCATGAACAGCGGAACCAAAAATCCGCAGTATATCATGAACAGCATTATTCTGGACGGAAACGAGATTGCAAAGGCTGTGACCAAAGCCCAGAATGATACGGATAGCCGTTTCAAACCATCCCCGGCATATTGATTTTTGACTGATTGTGTGGTATAATTTCTTCAATGAAGAAGTACACACGGTCTTGATTTTTGAGCCGCTAAGAAGAAATTAATATTTCTCAATTTTGAGAAATTTTTTGTCTTACTTGGCGGCTCTTTTTTATTTTAACCGTTAATTTTGGTAAAACCAACAGGCTAGACCGATCATCGAAAAGCGGAAATGCCTTGCCGCCTGCCTGTTGATTTACATACAGTTCAAGGCACTCTTTTATACGAAAGGCAGGTATCAATCTATGGCAAGAAAACCACTTAGCAAGAAAATCAGATTTGAAGTATTCAAAAGAGACAAATTCACATGTCAATACTGTGGAAGAATGTCACCAGACGTAATTTTGGAAGTAGACCATATTGAGCCAGTAGCAGAGGGCGGGGATAATGAGATTACAAATTTAATTACTTCGTGCCGCGACTGCAATAGAGGGAAGGGCAAAACTAGAATTTTAGATTCCAAAGCAATATCGTTTCAACAGGAAGCATTAAAAGATCTTGCAGAGAAAAAAGAACAGTTGGAAATGATTGCTGAATGGAAGAAAGAGCTACTTGATTATGATAATATGGCAGTAAACATGCTAACGGAATATTTTGAACAATTGACAGGGCGTGATGTAAACGATAACGGACGTAAGGAAATAGGAATATGGTTAAAAAGATTTTCAGCAGATAAAATTATGGAAGCAATGGAAAAATCTGTAAAATCATATTGTAAAGAATTTTCGTACGATGAAATTGTAATGGCATTTTCAAAAATACCAGGAGTGTGTATTAATCACTCAAAGGGGGATAATAAGTCAAAGTATTATTTTAATTATATAAAAAAAGTTTTAACATCACGAGGAATAGAGTTCAATCCGAAACTTTTAAAATATTATGTTGAAACATATTTGATTACAGAAGAAGATTTTGCAGCGGAAAAGAAAAGTAAACGGTATTTAAAAATATTTGTTTCATATTTACACCCCAGATTTGATAAAGATAAATTTGCTCAAAACTATATGATGGATAAATGCTTTGTTGGGATCGCTGATATTGACGGAGAAAAGAGCATAGAAAATCTTAAATATGGGCTTGATTTAGAAAACAAAGGTTATTTCTTTTCAGATAGATACTCTCCGAAAAATAGAGTTAGTTTGATTCCTTATCTCAATGGCTTTACAGAACTGTTAAGAGAATATTATAGAGAATATTATCAAACATATAATGAGCCTCATCCTGTTTTAACTACCGAACAGGGATTAAGGCTTTTAAATCATTATGCGTCAAATAAATATTGGGCGAACTGTGTTACAAAAGAAGACTATTGTAATATGTTTTCAATGCTTAAATTGAGTAAAGAATATGGTTGGAAGGAGCAAATGCCAGAAGCTATGTTTACAAGTGGTGGTACTATTTGTGACGAGAAAATTGCAGAATATGAAAGCGAGGAAAGAAAAAAGCATGATTTTCGACCTTAATGTTTTGCTGTGTAAAAACTGTAACATTACAGTAACGTTACAGTAACGGTATAGAATAAGAAATAGAAATAGAATTAGATTAAGATATAGATTTAGATTAAGAAAAAGAGAAAGAATTATATTTTGAATAATATCTAACGATATTATTATGTCAGATAAATCTGACGCAGAATGGGACAGGGAGGACACACTATGATATTTTGGCTATCAGTAATCATTTTTGCGGTCGGCGTTGCTATTCTGATTGCAAATAGAATAGGCGAATCTTTAAGCTGCGAATATGAGCGCTCAAATGTGAGTGGATTTATATTGTCTTTTGGCGTGGTAATTTCTTTCATCAGTGTAGTATGGTTCCTGGTAGCCGGATTGATTTTACTTCTCACCAAAACCAATGTTACCGCCACCAGACAGGCAAATGCCGAGAAATACAAAGCATTGACTTACAAACTGGAAAGTGAAGCTTGCCGAGATCAATTCGGACTTCTTAACAAAGAAATTATTGACGAGGTACAGAGATGGAATGTAAAAGTAACTTACTACAAAGCAATGGAGGACAACTTTTGGGTTGGAATCTATTACCCAGATGTATATGGTGATTTGGAAACGATTGATTATGGGATGTACGATGGTAATTAATTGACATGATAAAATAATCAAATACGTTTCAAAACCTCTTGCCAGATAAAATATAGGCACAAGCCAAGAAAATTGATTTTTTAGAAAAGAAATTAATTAATTGTGGAGAATTAAAACATATGAGCAAAATAGGAACAGAACTTCCAACAGAATATTCAGACCGTTTTGATAGTTTGCGTCAAAATCGGGCTGAGATGAGTTTTTACAAATATGGCACAGCAAAGGATAACTTCGGGGAGAAGTTGGTAAACGCCTTGGAATCCCATGATATGTGCATCCAAAAGTATCGAGAGACAGGGAACACAGAATATCTTTGCGATGCAGCTAATTATTTAATGTTTGAATTTATGTACCCTCAGATTATAGGTGCATACTTTAAGGCAACAGACAGCGGAGAAAGCGCCGGAGTTGCCGGCACACCAATTAATCAGCTGAAGGAGAAGTGGTATTGATGGATTTCAAGCAGACTTACTTTTCCATCTGGCAAGATATATGGAATCTCCACAAGAAGTACGCCTTTATCTCAAAGGATGATATTCCACAGTGGGAAAATCTCACCGTGGAAGCAAGCCGGATTCACGATAAATACGCTGATTCTTTCGGTGCGAAATTTGCCGAAGCTCTTTTGATTTCTGTAACTGCGGAAATTGATAGAAAAGCGAAATAGTGCTTCCAGAATACGTCCCAAGGTGGTACAATGTGGGTATCAAATATTGGGAGGTACGTATGTATGAAGAAAGTAAAAAGAGTTATTGCTGCTGCAACCGTGATGGCGAGTTTGGTGACTGTGACACCTGTCATGGCGTTTAAGTGGGAAATCGGACAAAAGGAAGAAACTAAAGAAACAACACAAATAGAACCAGCAACAGAAGAAGAAACAGAAGCGGTATTTTCTGTATGCAAGGATTTGTGGGAAGACTTGGAATTGAAAACTTATAAAATGAGCCATTCAGAGATATTTGGAGATTCTGATGATTCTGCGGATACAGAAATCCACTACGAAGATGTAATCAAAAAAATATATTCAGAAAAAATTAATGATTATCCAGACTTTTCAATGGGAGACAAGGTAAAAATAAATGGATATGTGTTACAGACCATAGAGCTTCCGACAGAACAAGAATGGCAAGCAAATAGTGTTAATAAGGCTGGCGCATATCGTGTTGAAATTTCAATTGATAATTCTATAACATATACAGGATATGATGAATTTGCAATGTTCGTAAGAAGCAATAACTCAAATGTATTAAAACTACAGGTGGGAGATTACGTTACTGTTGAGGGGATATTTTTAAAACCAGATTCAATTTCTGCGCAAGATTATATATATGATTGCACTATCTCAAAATGCGAAGATACACCACAAGTACCGCTTGGAAAGAAAAATGCGCTGAAAGAAGCTATAGATTATTTAGATATAAATTCGTTTTCTTATAATGGAATAATTCAGCAACTGAAATTTTCACAATATACAGATGAAGAAGCTAAATATGCAGCAGACTTTTGTGGAGCAAGTTGGAATAGACAAGCTGAAAAATCTGCTAAAAGTTATTTGGATATTACAAGTTTTTCAAGAGATGGGCTGATTCAGCAATTGGAATTTGATGGATTTACTTCTGAACAGGCAGAGTATGGGGTCACTCAAGTAGGGTATTAAAATGATTAGGCTAGGGATTTCTCCCTAGCCTTTATTTTAGTTCATCCAATTATATGTGTAAGAATCATTAACATATACTTCAAATTTATATGGCGTTATTGTATCGTAATTCCTATCATGAGGGAATCTAAATTCAAGATAAGCAGTTGAACCAGGATTTTCAACGTGAGCAAATTGATAATCATATCCAACTATTCTTCCATCTTTGTAAAATACGACTGCAATAGTTGTGTAAGAGTTTCTTTTTCCATTATTAGTTACTTTTACCATAACATTTCCAGCTCCAAAATTAGCTGAATAGTGTATTCCGGAATTGTTCAAAATAAGGCTTGAAGAAGCCTTTTCAATTTTTAAATTAACTTTGAAAGAATCCCAGGTCTTGTCAGCGTTCCAACCTTGAAGCGCACATTTTGAATGTGGAGCAAAAGCGTATATACTATCAGAATCTGTTCCAATCATAGAACCATTCAAAAAATAAACAAACTCAACTCTAACACGTACTGCATAATCATAATGATTTTCAAGAATTGCCACCGCTCCATACGGTGTAGATTCTGCATGATATGTAACAATATTCTTCTTACCGCTACTGTTAGTGCTAGGATTTCCTCCAAAACCACCATTGCCGTTAGAAACCTTTTTCACGGTAACTTTACAAGTGTATTTCTTTTTGCCGACCTTTGCAGTAATCGTTGCGGTTCCTTTTTTCTTAGCTTTTACTCGTCCTTTAGAAGATACCGTTGCAACAGATTTCTTACTACTTGTCCATTTTACTTTTCTTTTTGTTCCAGTTACTTTTAATTGTAATGTCTGACCGACTTTCAAAGTGGCTTTTTTCTTGTTGATTTTGCCAGCCGCCGATACTGGAACTGCCATACAGACAATCAGTAACATTATGGTCAAAACTGCCAGTAACTTTTTGGATTTTTTCATATGCGTTTTCCTCCCTAAATCAGTATTATATACATATTTTACCACTACAAAATGAATAGGGGAATAGGAAATTAGGAAAAAGTTAAAATAATGCTTGACAGGATTGTTGCTACAAACTATAATAGGATTGTAGCAACAAAGAAAGAGAGGTGATATAAATGGCTGCTATGAAAATCGGAACAAAATTAACTGACAATCCAAAAGACTATATGTTAAGGACAAGATTAGACAAGAAAACTCTTCAAAAACTGGATGCTGTTGCACTTGAAAAGGCTACTACAAGGTCTGAAATTGTGAGAATTGGGATTGAAATGCAGTATGATAAAATGTTCCAGAGTGATAAAAAATAAGAGATTCCCGACCGACCAAAGTTAAGAATCTCTTAAATGCTTCTGCCACCAAATAGGAGGCTATACAAATTATAACACTGTATACCTCCTGTTTGCAAATAAAAAATTAAAATTTCACAGGAGGATTTTTATATATGAACGAAATCACAATTAACACAGCAAGCCAGACACCTATCGAAATCGCACTTGGCATTGATGAAGATGGAATGACTACTGCCAGAAAGTTATATGCCTTTTTAGAATTGGATTCTAGCAATTATTCAAGATGGTGCAAGAGCAACATTACAGGAAATGAATTTGCAGAGGAAAACGTTGATTATTGGGCATTCGTCATTAATGACGAATGGGGAGGGCAGGCTACTAAGGACTACAAAATTACTGCTCATTTTGCAAAGAAGTTATCGGTAAAAGGTAATAGCGAAAAAGCAGAAGAAGCTAGAGAATATTTTACTAGACTTGAAGAAAAGGTAAAACAACAAGTAATTGATTATTCTAAATTGTCCCCCGAACTGCAAATGTTCAATCAGATTTTCCAACAGGTAGCCAAGACCGAACTGGAACAGAAAAAACTTGCGGAACGTGCCGACCAACAAGAGAAGAACATGAAAACCATCATTGATACTTTCAAGGGGACAGATTCCGATGTTGGCACAGAGAAATGGGTAAACAGATGTATTTCAAAGATTGCCGAGAGTGACGATTTCTCTTACTCATTCGGGAATAAATATGCCGCCGCCAGAAACGAAAGCTACCGCAGATTATCAGATAGAGCTGGTTGCCGATTGGATCAGCAACTTAGAAATGCGATTTCCAGAGCCGAGGAAAGAGGATGCACCAAGGCGCAGACCAACCAGATTAACAAACTGTCCGTGATTATGCAGAATAAGCGGCTGAAAGATATTTACGTTAGTGTGATTAAAGAAATGATGATTGCATACAGAGTAGAAATCGCATAATTAGATTTTTACAGGAATACACAGGAGGAAAATAAAATGGAAGAAAATACGGATAGAGAAAACGCAATGTTCGAAGTGGAGGACACTATTGATAAAATCAAGTTCCTTTTGGACGATTTCATGGAACAGTACGGATTTAATAGCACAGAAAAAATGGACGAACTGAAAAAATGGCAGTTTGCATATAACAAGGACTTTATGACCATGAAATTGTTGATTTTATGCGATTATGCCTGTAAAGCAAAACAGGCGTTTAAGGCTCTTGAATCTATGGAGCAGAAAGCGTGATCGTATGGCAAACAGAATCCAGTTCAATGACTTTCAGAAGAAGAACGTGTACGCCAAGTGCAACGGAAAATGTGCGATATGCGGTAAGCCTGTCAAATTCAAGAAAATGACAATCGACCACATTACTCCGTTGTCTCGGGGCGGTACCAATGATATTAAGAATCTGCAACTGGCGTGTAAGCGCTGCAACAGCATGAAGAGTAATATGACAATGGATGATATGATGGGGCAGATTTCCGAGATTTTGAAGTATAACCGCAAACAGAAATTGATTAGAATGTTAGGAGGAATTGTGGAATGAATTATAAAGAGGAACTTATTGAGATAGTAGAAAAAATGGAAAGCATAAGGTTTTTAGCAATGATTTATTCGTTTGCACATACTCTTTTTGAGAAAGAAAAGAATTTTAAATGATACCGAAGTATACTGAATAATACTTTCACCGTATGTTATACTATAAAATCATAATAAGCAATTTTTAAAGCGTTTACCTTTCTGGGTAGGCGCTTTTTTCGTGTGTAAAAATACATGAGGGTTAGCATATGGCAGAAGCATTTTTAAAAGTGGATGGGGTAGCATTGCCCTGTCCTTCTTCTTTCACATGGGGATTACAGGATATATCGGCATCAGAATCTGGCAGAACAGATGATACGACCATGCACAAAAACAGAGTTGGGCAGAAACGAAAGCTGTCTGTAGGTTGGAATGGCCCAGATTGGGACACTGCTTGCAAGATTGTACAGGCGGTAAACCCAGAGTACATACAGGTCACATATCCAGACCTGTTATCCGCGAACAAGCACGAAACCAGAACATTTTATGTTGGTGACAGGGAATCACCATTTAAGTGCTGGTGGATAGGCAATGAGCGCATGGAAGGACTTAGTTTTGATTTTATCGAGAGGTAAGATATGCGAAATTTATCAACGGAATTTAAAGAACAACAGAATAGTGGGAACCGCAACTATCTGAAATATGCAGATTTTACCTTTACGGACGGAAGTACATTATCCATTACCGACAAAGACTTATGGTCTAACGGCTTCAAGTTTGAGGATGCAGTATCACAAAATGGTTCCTTTGATATTGGCGCAGCTATTATAAATAAACTGACTTTGCAGATCAACAACTTTTCTGGCAAGTACACAGATTACATCTGGGATGGAGCAAGGGTTGTTTGCTATATCGGGCTTGAATTATCTACTGGTATTGAAAAAATCCGTATCTGTACTATGACGGTAACAGATGCTCCATATCAAAGCACTGCAATTATCAGCCTAACTTGCGAAGATTCAATGCGATTATTTGATCGCGATTATTCAGAAAGTAAACTGACTTATCCGGCAACAAGATTACAGATCATCCAGGATGCTTGTGAGGTGTGCGGAGTAACACTTCAATCTACAAGGTTTGATAATGATGATTTTGTGATTCAGAATCGACCAGATGATAGCAGCATTACTTTCCGACAGGTAATTGCATGGGTAGCACAAATGGGCTGTCAGTGGGCGAAATGTGACGAATATGGTCGCTTATGCTTTGGATGGTATGAACGTGAAGTCCCGGATAATTTTTATGATTTGGTGGAAACTCCATGGAAAGATGTAGAAGGTAACGACATATTAGATACCACTGGTGAACAAATCATTACTATCATGCAGACTGGGATTACAGCAATTCAAACAAACGGATTTACTCCGTGGCTGTATGATCTTGAAATAACAGGTATAAAAGTTACAGAATACGTTGAAAATTCTTCTCAAAATGAAGCGAAAACATATCAGTCTGGGAAATCTGGATACGTTATCGAAATAAGTGATAATAAGCTAATTCAAGAGGGAACAGGAGAAGCAATCTGCAAGATTATTTCAGACAGATGTGTTGGAATGAAATTCAGACCGTTTTCTACTGGCGCTTTAACAAATATTGCATGGGAAGCTGGTGACACCATTGCGATTTCCGATAGAAACGGAAAACAGTATAAGAGCTACCTAACTTCTGTTACTTTGAATCCGGGCGCATTTGAGCAACTTGAGTGCAGTGCTAAAAGCGTATCTAGGAATAAGCAAAAGCAGTATACACTAAGCCAACAGGTGCAAGCCGAAAGCAAAAAAAACTTAAAAGATGAACGCACCGCAAGAGAAAAGGCAATTGAAGAATTGTCTCAAAGATTGTCTGAATCTTCCGGTACATATACTACTGTGGAAACACAGCCGGACGGAAGCAACATCTATTATCTTCATAATAAGCCGCAGTTATCCGATTCTGACATTATATGGAAAATGACTGCGGAAGCGTGGGCTGTTTCTACAGATGGTGGACAACATTGGAATGGCGGCATGACTGTTGATGGTGATGTGATTGCCAGAATCCTTACGGCTACAGGCGTTAATGCTGACTGGATTAATACAGGAACTATTAAAGCAATTGACAAAGATGGAAATACAACTTTCCTGGTTGATGTAACAACAGGAAGGGTTATTATCAATGCAGATTCTATACAAATCAAAGGAAAAGATGTTAATGCAATTGCAAAGGAAAAAGCAGAAGCAGAAGTAAATAATTTTATAAGCAATACATACACAACTGATATCAATAATTTGCAGTCTCAAATCGATGGACAGATTGAGACTTTTTTTTATGATTATGAACCGACCTTGCAGAATATCCCGGCTTCTGGATGGACTACAAACGAAGAGCGAAAGAAACATGAGGGTGACTTATTTTACTGGAAATCCAAGGGATATGCATACCGTTTTATGCAAGACGGGGCAACATGGAAGTGGCAACTGGTACAAGATACTGATATCACGTTAGCACTTGCCGCCGCAGAAAAAGCACAGGACACAGCAGATCATAAGCGTAGAGTATTCGTAGTTCAGCCAGAACCGCCTTACGATATTGGGGACTTATGGACACAAGGTTCTAATGGTGATTTGATGAGATGTAAAGTTGCCAGAGCAAGCGGTTCTTATTCAGAGGAGGATTGGGAAAAAGCTTCAAAGTATACAGACGACTCTACTTTCAATACTTTCTTGGATGGAGTTTTCAAAGATACAATAAACAATCTTAAAACACAGATTGATGGGAAAATTGAAACCTGGTATCAGCCGAACGACCCTTCTCTTAAATGGACAAAAACAGAAGAACAACCATGGCTTGATGCAAATGGGAATAAGATTTTAGACGTTTCCGGAGAAGAAATTATATTATTGTGGGAATCAGAGAAAGTAGAACATGAAGGCGACCTTTGGCACAATACCTCTGATAACACACAATGGATTTTTAAATCTGGTATTTGGCAACCACAATCCATACCAAATGAGCTGTTAGACAAGATAGATGGGAAGTCATCTGTTTACATGGTTCAACCAACTCCACCATATTACAAAGGTGACATGTGGGTAACCACGAACAATGAAGGGAAGGCTTCTCTCAAAACATCAACAGTAAATCGGGTTAGTGGAGCGTTTGATGCTTCTGATTGGATTGATTTCAAGTATGCAGACAAAGACGATATCAAAAATGCAATTAACAATTACGATACCAGTCTTGGACAGGATGAAGTGTTCAACAAGCTTACAAAAGGCGGAACGGAACAGGGGATCTACATTCAAGACGGAAAAGTATTTATCAATGCAAAATACATTTTAGCTGGATTGCTTGCCGGTGAGAGAATTAACGGTAGAGGGCTAAAAGTCATTGATGATAACAAGGACGTAACCTTAGAAATTGACAGTAAAGGAAACGTCATATTAGCTCCAAAAACTTTTTCCTTACAAGGGAAAACAGTAAAGGAAATTGCAGATTCTTCCGCCAGTACCGCAGTATCAAACCAGACACAAGCTGATATTTTCAGCAAGCTTACCAATGGTGGCAAGGCACAGGGGATTTACTTGGATGAAAAAGGAAATGTCTATGTAAATGGTGAATACGTGCAAGCCAAAGGAATTAAGGTTGTTGATAGTAATGGAAAGACCACTTTTGCCATCGACAAAACTACCGGGGCAGTGACAATAGCAGCTTCCAGTTTTGCACTTGGAGATAAGAGTATTTCAGAAATTGCTAGCGAGGAAGCACAAAAGAAGATTGATGCATTGCCAAAAGATACGGACAATCTTTTAAATGGGTATCTTCTTACAAAATCAGATGTAGAAACATATTGGGATTATAGCGGAAGTATTAATTATGATGTGATAAATCCTAATAAAAGTCGTGATGGTGCAGTTGCTATTACAGCGAATGGCTCTGATTGCTATTTGAGCGCAAAGAGAAGTAATAACCAGGTTGTACGATTGCCTGGAACATATCAAGTGTCAGTCTGGCTAAAAGCAACTCAAAACATGAAAATAAAAGTGTCGCTAAATAGAGTAGCACAAGATGTAAGCGTCACTACAGAGTGGAAAAAATATGAATTTTTGCAAACCGTAACAACAGTAAACTCTGATTATCAATTATTTACAATTGGTGGATTTGGAAGTTTTACAAGTGGAACTCTTGGAATCTACCGCCCAGAAGTTACAGTGGCGGTAAGTAGTGAACATGTATTGAACTTGCTCACAGATAATGGGGCAAAGCAAGGAATATACATGTATAATAACAACCTTTATGTAAATGGACAATTTATTAAAGCACTAAGTATAGCTGCTGACGCTTTGAAAGCTGGTGCTGTTACCACTGAAAAATTAGACGCAAAAGCGGTCACGGCAGAAAAAATGTCCGTGCAGGAACTTGCAGCAGTTGGAGCAACAATTGCAGGTTTTATTATCAGTAGTGACAGAATAAAAAGAACACTGTCTGGCAATACATTAGATATATTCGCAGGAAATGAATACAATCCTCCTAGTTTACTTTCACAAAATTCAACAGGCGATTTCGTGAAATACTCTGGAAATGGGGTACAATCGAGCACACCTGCGTCATTGACTTTAGTTCTGGGAGATACAACCTCTAAAAACGGATGGACATCTGGAGCAAAACATTATTTGGGAAGAACTCAATTTAATGAAGAGGTGA